GAAGAGGCCATGCCGCTTGGAAACCGTTGAATCCTACTTATGAGAGGTATAAAACAAGTCATTCTCCGGCACAGAGAATCCTGCAATGGTACGGACATTTACTTGGCAGCGTTTCAGCCTTGTACGGTCCTGATGGTGGAATTGTTGACAGGCAGAATGACTATGTTGTTTGGGGAACACAAGTTCCATACGCTCGATATCACCAAGAGGGTGGGACTACAAGAGGAAAACCCCCTAAAAGAGAAATGATTTTTGTCACGAATGAAGACATAGCAGAACTTGAACGCTTCACGGCGTTGTATATTGAAAGAGAATTATAATTGATATAGGATATTGATATGGCTGTACCCACAAGACAATATATGGAAGATGCTCTCGATGAAGTTAAAGATTATCTTGATGAGAACTTCAAGAGGATTTTGACTACAGTTCGAACAGCAAGGAAAGATAAGACGACTCCAAACCCGGGAGAGATAAGCCGAGGTAAAAGCCATATAAATAAGTTTCCGAAAATTGAGCTTTTACCGGAAAGGACATTACATGAATACGGAGATGAATCAGCCCCGTTGACTACCCCGTGGTTAGTTCATGGAATCGTTCTTTCTATAGTGCATCAATCCTCTAATGTAGAGGTTGTAGAAGAAACTCTTTTGCGCTATAGTGAAACGATAAATAAACTTCAAGAGGAAGACGATACTTTTGGATCGGTTTTCTCTTGGATCACATTAGGTGAAGAAGATTACTCACCAATGATGGAGAGCCAAGAAGAACGGAAAGCCATGCAGGTGGTTTTGATTCCGCTATTATGCAGGACCCTGTAAAAGAATAATTCGTCAACTGACTTGACGAAATCATTATCCAGAATTGGATACCGAAAACCATAAAAATTATATACGAGGTTTAAGGTATGCCAAGTACAAATGTAATTAAATTGACAGCGGGGCTTGAAGCTACTGCTGGTACTGTTGTCTCAGGTTCGAAAGTTATTCCCATTTCAGGTATTGTTGGAATTGACCGTGTTGCAAATACAGGTCCTGACCCTGCCATTGTAGGCTCTAATATGTCTACAGGAGATTATTTATTATTCGCTGATGTTGCGGGGGACATTCCTCTTGCTGTGCGCCCGGTGGGTGGTATGGGGCTGACTTTAAAATCCCTGCTCGGTACAGAAAACGCTGTTGCTCAAATCGGCGCATGTATGCGTCTCAAATACTCCGGTAGCGGAGCATCTTGTAAAATAACCACAAGTTCTGATGATGACGAACTTATTTCTTTTAATGGTGTAAAAGGCTCGGAAACGGCAGACTCCAATTTTGGAACCACTGGTGTTATTGATTTAAGTGACGCTTCTTTTGATACTCTCGCAGAACTTGTTGCCGCTATAGACGCTTACGATGATTACGAATGTGAAAAGATATTCGGAGCAGACGCTTTTGATACCACCACTACAGTCATAACGGCTGAAAAACAAGGAAAAGATAATTGGGTATATGTCTGGTTCGATGCCGCCGCAAGTGGTGTTTACCGGCATGAGTTTGTTGTAAATCTTACCAACACAGAGCGTCCAACAATAACCCTTTATAAAGAAGGGTATCAGGACAATTTCAGGTATTCAGGATGCGTAGTTGATTCCATGAATATTTCAGCGGCTTTAAAAGCTATGGCTGAAGGTTCGGCAAGTATACTCGGATTTTCTGAAGCCGGAAGTCAGTCAGCAAGCGCCCTCACACTTGAAGAAGTTGACCCTTTGATTTTCTATAAGGGAGATTTTACACTTGGTGGAAACAGCTACAACTTCACCAGAAACTTTGATTTCAGTTTTAACAATAGCCATAATCCAGATGGTTACGGCGGGGGTTCGGTGGACAGACAGTACCACCAGAAAGGAATGTTCGAAAGTACCGGAACTATGCAGGTTCGGCTTGATTCTTCTTCTTTCTTAGAAAGGGCGAAAATGTTTGCTGACACGAAAGTGGCAGTATCCATTGAACTTGAAGGAAAGATAATTAGTGGTGTGATACCTGAATATATGTTATTGGAACTTCCTTACTGTGCTATAACGAGTTATGAGTTTGTTGAAAACACTGGCGTGTTCGACGCTACAATCGGCCTAAAGGCGATAAGCCCTAAAGGAACAAGTTATAATGATCCTGTTACTATTACGATGATTAACACGGATAGTGCAGTGTACTAAAAAAACATAAGGAGCCATACCAAATGAAAAATTGGGAAGAAGCCGCAAGAACGATTCAGCGGAAAGACAAATATAAGTTGACCTCCCTTCCGGGGGGTTGGCTTATTCGGAAAAAGTTTACTGTAGAAGCTCAAGAAGGGTTACTGCAATTTAAAGATCAAGTCTCTTTAGATGCAGAGGGGAATCCAGAAAATGTTGAAAAGGGTTCTCTTCGTGAATTTCACAAATACGTTATTGAAAGCGGTTTGTTGGAGTTTCATTTTAAAGCTGAAGATGAGAATGAAGATCAAATTGTTGACATAAGAGCTGACGATTTCATGGATAAGATTCTTGAACATCCAGATATCGAAACTGAGATATTCAAATCAATAATGGAATTAAATGCCCCTTTAGCAGAGGGGAGCAACTCCGAATCCGAGACTGCACAGAATGGGTCCTCGAAGGCCAACAGTTCAGGAAAGGCGAAAAACTCCCCGACGGAACAGACCCAAGTGTAGAGCTTGAATTGTGGCTTCCGTTTATAACGGAGGCCATTCAGTTTCTTGACGGCGATGGAACATTTCGTCATTGGAAATACACGGGAGCTTATTGCGAGCAACCGTGGATAGACCTACAGATTTACAACGTTGTCAGGGGGGCATTCATTGAACGACAAAACAAGAAGCTCAAAGCTCAATCGGGAAAGTATAGTACCAAACAACCAACTCGTTCCAAATATTCCGGTATTCGGAGTAGGAGATAACAATGCCTAAAAATGTAGAAGTTGGTGTTATCCTCAAAGGTAAAGATCAAGCCTCAGACGATGTAAGAAAAGTTAGTAAGTCCATCGGCGGGATGAATAAGAGTGTTGGAAAATCAATAGGCTCGATGATTAAATGGGCGGCGGTAATTTATGGTGTTCAAAAAGCCTTTAGAACCGCCCTTGATATGACCCAATATGCGGCGAACGTTTCTCAGGTAGGCATGGCATTTCAGTCAATAGCTGAAAATGCAGGAGTTTCAGCAGATAGGGTTCTTGCCAGCATGGAGAAAATGTCAGGTGGTACGATCACACAATTAGACCTCATGTTGTCTGCTAATAAAGCATCTCTTCTCGGATTACCTCTCGACAAAATGGATCAGCTTATGGCAATTGCCAGAGCTTCAGCAACTGCCACAGGTCAAAGTGTAAAGCAAATGTTTGATGATATCGTAACTGGTATTGGTAGGGCTTCTCCGAAGATTCTTGATAATCTTGGAATCATGGTAAAAATGGAACGGGCATACAAGACCTATGGTGACCTAATTGGAAAAACTACAAAAGAACTAAGTGAAGCTGAAAGGGCGCAGGCTACAATGAATGCTGTTCTTGCTCAAGGTGAAGTTATTATAAATAGGGTGGGAGAAGCCGGAAGAATAGTTACAGATGCAGAACGTGTTCAAAGACTCAAAAAATCATGGATGGAAGTAAAGGCTGAACTTGGAAAAAACTTGTTACCTGTATTTGTGGATATTTCAGAAAAACTTGTTAGCATATTTAACGATGCTATACCTTATATTAAAAGACTTCCTGAAGTATTGATTGCTGTAGGAGACATTATAAAAGCTGTATGGAATGAAACGTGGAATTGGGACTTACTTGGAGAACGTGTCACAATGGTAGTTGAAGGAATATTTGCCATATTCTCAGTTATGGCTGTGAATCTCGGACCCTTATTAGTAGCTGGAATAGAAGACGCTTTTGTCAGTGTTGTTACAGCTGTTGACATTTTTGTTGACAACTTATGGGCAACACTTGTTCAGGGAATAAAAGATATGTTTCTTGACTTAGATGAAATTGCTCAAAACCAATCAGCTGCACAAGACGCTCTGGTAGGTAGTGGTGGAGGTGCAATCACTAATACATATAAATTCGAAAAGAAAGACTTGACTGCTATGGAGACATTTGCTGAAACTTTCAAAAGAACTTTCTCTGAAGCCTTTGATATTGTAAAGGAGACATTCAATAATTTAAAAGAATCTTATACGGGGGCAAGTGACGAAGTTGCTGGCGCTCTTGAAAGACTCGATGCTTTAGTAGAAGAAATACAAACAAGTGCTGAAAGTACTACTGACGCAATAGATGGTATCACAGACGCTGTTGATGATTTACTTACAACGCCAGCATTTAGTCAATTGAGTGCCGACATGGCAGAATTGTGGGAGGGCACAAAACAAGGCGCTCTTTCAGCTCTTAAAGATACTTCTTCTATAGTAAGAGAATCCCTCGATGAAGTTCAAACAGCTATTGCAGATTTATTAGTTTTTGGGATTCAGGAACTTAATTCTTGGGATTTACAGGAGTTAAGCAATCTTCGTGACCAAGAACAAAAACACAAAGATATTTTTAATGCTGTGAATGCTCAAGTTGTGGCCTTGATGATAGAACTTGGATTATTAGAGGATATAGATGCTATCGAAGCTAAAAGACTCAAAGACGCTGAAGACCTATTAAGAATCAAAACACAGGCACAGGACAAAATAAACTCTCTTATAATGTCGGATTACCAAAATGAGCTTAAAGCCCTATCTGACCAAAGAACAGAATTTATAGAAGCCGGACTTGAAAAACAGCAGATTGCTGACTGGTATAAAGATTCTGTTGATGCGGTGGTTGCCGCACGAATGATAGAACTTGGATTATTAGAAGAACAAACTGCTGAGATTGCAAAGCAACAAGCAATCGAAGACAAACGAAAAAGTCTTGGAAAAAACTTAGGAATAGCAGAGAGATTTGCGGGGACTGAAATGGGAGCTGGTTTTGCTCCCTCGATAGGAGTTGAAGGAACCGACACAAAAGGAATGCTTCTTGATTTGTTGTTTTCTTTTAAAGCTGTAGATGCGGTTTTGAATCCTCTTCAAACTACCATAAATGCCGTGACAGGTGTATTTGCGGCGATTGGAAATGTAGCCTCAAACGCTATAGATTGGTTTGCCAGTAAAATAAAAGATGCCATTATGTCTTCTGACGGAATGAAAGAAATGATGGAGTACTTTTCTTCAACAATGATAGAAATTGTGGATGTGGCTATTAAACCTCTTTTAGATGCTATTAAGCCTCTTGTTGAGTTTATTTTACAATTGGTTAAGGGAATTATGCCAGCCTTGGTGAGTGTTTTTAATATGTTTGGCTTTCTTATTAAAGCAATAGCTCCTTTTCTTGAGACTTTCATCAAAGTGGTTGTAAAAATAGTTAATGTACTCGTAACGGCACTCGCTCCAATATTCGCTGCTATTGTAGTAATTTTAAATGGTTTAACCCCTGTTCTTGATGCGGTTGGTTTTATATTTGAAGCTCTCCAAGAACCCCTTATAAAAGTAGCTACTTTTTTTGGAAAAGTAGCTATAACAATTATGTGGTTTGTTGGTCTTTTGGTAATCGCAGCTGCAAAAATTACTGGTATGTTCGGGACCCGAAAAGAACGCATAGCGGCAAGGGAACTTAGTTGGGGTCCAACTCTTAAAGAACTACTTGATAATTATCAAAAAACTATTGGCGATGTAGCAGCTTACGCCCCTGGAGCAGGGGAAGTACCAGATCCCAATAATTCTGATTCTGACAGTACAATTATCAACGGTGGTGAAACTACTGTTCAAAGAGCGCCGGAATTTCACATATATCAATATTATCAAGGTCCTGTCATTGGGGCAGGTGGACTCGCTGAAGTTGGTGAATTCGTTGTACGTGCCATATCTGAACATCTTAATCAGGGTGGAACGATTACATGGCATGAAAACGAAGAGGAAAACACAGCATGACAGAATACTTTGTACCAAGAAGCTCAGGTTTTGATACATCCACAGCAGACCCTTCCTCAGAACGTTATTGGAAGATTTTAATAGACTCGGATAATAACGGAACACTTGAAGACATTACAGCTTTTCTCATGAATAATATGGTCAGCGGTGGTGGTAGAGGTGGTTCTTTTCATGGTACAGCCGTATCAAATAGCTATCAGGTAACTCTGAAAAACTCAGGAAAACAATTCACAGAAGGAGACTATGCAGGTTATAAAGCCGCTGTAGAGGCCAAAATAGGGGCTTCTAATGAGTATATACGAGTATTCACAGGTTATGTTGATGATCAAGGTTGTAAACGTAATGTAGCGGCAATTTCAGAAGATACTGTTACTTTGACTTTCATAGATGCGACCCGTAGAAAAGCTATGATGGGAAAACTTGACCCTGCTATTTATATTGATTATTCGATTCTCAATACAGCGGCAACTGGAAGTTCTCTCTTTCACCAGTACACACAACACTTGGGACTTACAGCCGGAAATCTTGTGGTTTCTTCCGTCCCATATCAAATAGATTATGTTCCCGTCACAGGAAAAGATTCCGCTTGGCGCGAATTACAGAAGATTCAGCAAGCCTATCTCGGGCATATGAGTTTTAGATATGACGGAAAACTCTTGTTTGACTCTTATTTTCAAACTGGTTATTTATCACCCTCAGCGGAATGGACACTCGATGACTCAAATGTAGCAAACTGGTCAGGGAAAGGTTCAGATGTAAGAGTGAACCGAGCGAGGCTTGAGTTTGATGAGTATGAAGAGGCAAACCTTCACGTAGAAGAAGGGGAAACATATCCCGTTATTTATTTAAACACCACAAATTTTGATAAAGATACTGGGCAAATTTCTATTGGACTTGATGACGATGAGTATTGGCCCGGACCCAATGCGGCAGACATAGGACAATTAAAGTATAAAGCACCAAGTAGTGGTGAAAGTTTTCCGATAGGGACAGACATCCAAACTCCAACAATCGCTACTGCTGGTTTAGGTGGTGACATTGAATACACAGGTGCTGGCGCTCCCTCTATCATTTCTTTTAATGGCTCTGTTACCGGAACACAACAGAATCCAGGTAACTCTGAACTTATTCTGAGAAATGAAACAGGAGGACATTTAACAATCACACGTTTTGCTATTCGTGGAACTCCCGTCAGAGCGGCGAGTAAAATTAGAGTTGAAGATATAGACCCTGCTGTTATAGAAGAATATGATTATGTTGATAAAAAGATTGATGGAAAATACGCTCACGGAGTTTCTCAGGCTGAAACAACTGTAAAGCGGTGGGTTAATTTCGGAAAGGTTGAAAGAGCCGTTTATGAAGTAGAGACATATTGGCTTCCCCAAGTCCAAGAGGGTTCAGTAATTTATTTCACACCTTCAGGTGTAAACAAAACTTGTTGGGTTTCTTCATATAAGCATACCTCTGAGGGACCAATGGGAAACGCTAAAACCAATTTAAACCTCATAGAAAAAGAAGCCTTTTCTCCCACGGGTTCAGCTTATGTTGTAGTAAATAATCAGGGAAAAGCGTCTGAACAATCCGAGTATGAAACTTTTGACCGTCCTACATATGAAGAGATTCTTGATGGATTCGATTCTGGAGATGCGACGATAACACCAGAAGCCCCTCTTGGTGTGGAAACAAAAGTTGAAAAACAAACAATTATACTTCAGTGGCTACCGCAATTAAAAGTTAATGGTTACACTGGAACTTTAATGAACATGTATTGTTGGGAAATACAGGTTTCAGACAATGAAACAAATTGGTATGCTTTAGAGTTTGACGGTTCAGACTGGAAAGGAATTGAAGACACTAATACAAAAGTTTATACCCCTTATGTAGAACATACAAATATTCCAAATGTAGGAAGTCCCCCGGAGGCAAAAACTCTTTATTACAGAATAAGGACTGTCACACAAATTGCTGGTGTAAGAGAGCTTGAAAGCGATTATTCAGCAACTTCAAACGCTACTACATTACCAGTTATAGATTGGGATGAATCCGTGCCTCCATTGAATGGAGCTATAACCAATTTAGCGGGAAGTACTACCGCACAAGTTACTACTACATTTACAGTTGGTGACGATTCCCACGGGGGAACTTATGCTGCTGGTGAATATTCAGGATTGGCGGGACATAAAATATGGCGTAGAAATGTTGGTGGTGCAGATGTAAGAATAGTTGGAGACATAAAAAACATAACTCAAGTTACATTTGTTGATAAAACTTCTGTAGACCTTCAAGCATACGATTATGGTATCAGTACCTACGATGTGAATAATAATGAGTCTACAACTGCATGGTTTGGAACCCCAATCACTCCAGAGTATACTGAGAAGCCAAGTAATATAACTGCAATTATTGCTACTGCATATCCTCGTAAAATTGTTATATCTTGGACTGCCGTCGGTGGTGAGGTAGGACCATATACTTATAAAGTTCAACGCTCTATCAATGCTGGAGTTGCGTACAATAATTGGGAGGATAATATAGAGGATACTTCTATAGAAGATGCAATTGGTGCCGTTGAATATGCAGCAATAGAAGATTATAGATATCGTATTATTGCTTATGATGGATATGGTAATTGGTCTACTTGGGTTGCTTATGCTTTTGTTCCCATTAGGGATATTTCATATGGAACATGGCTGCCGAGTGATGTTCCTGCAGGAAATATCAAAGTCACTGCTTCCGGTAGGCAAGTAAATGCATTGCTACTTTCAGATGGTGATGAAACTCCTGCTGATACTGATATAAACTTAATTGAAGCCGAAGGTTTAGCAGTTCAAATTAGTATTGACGATGCAGATTGGTATGAGCCTAATCTTGCCGCTGCCGGTTCAGTTGATCCAGACCGATGGTACACAGGAGCTATAACTGATTATTTAGAAATCTCAACTCTCACATTCATACAATCCAATATGCCTTTGGGAAATGAGGCTGATCCATTATTGCCAGCAACAAATGCTACATATTATTATCGCTTCAAGTATCGTAGAAAAGACGGTACACTTTCTACTGATTGGTCTGCGAGTGTGACTGCGATTGCCGTAGCTACAGCAGCATCGGATTTAGTTCAAAATGCTGTTAAGGTTATGAACCTTGACCCAAGTGCTCTCAGTGCCGCTCTTACAGATCAGATAGCTCATTGGGCTCTTGATGAAGGAACGGGGATTGTAGCCGTTGATATGAATGCAACTGGTGGACATGACTTGACTCTTGTGGGCGCACCTGCCTGGATTGCCGGAGTTAGTGGTAATGCATTAGACCTTGATGGAACAGAATACGGTTGGACAGCAGATCATGCCGACTTAGATTTTGGTACAGATAGTTTTTCAATTTCTATATGGTTTAAAACAACTGAAGATGCTCAGAAGGTGCTCATGGGAAAAGGAACAGCTTGGAATGTGAGTTCCTTTTATATTGTTAAAATTACAAATGATAGAATTGGTTTTACAATATGGGATGCAGCGGGAAATGCTGCAAGTGCCTTTTCCGATAGTACAATACACGATGGTGAATGGCATCACGCAGTATTTATTGTTAATAGAACAACCGAAATAATGAGTATGTATGTGGATGGTGTTCTACAAGCATCCACTAGTAGTAGTGCCGCTGTTGGTTCTATTTCAAATGGAAATCCATTATATGTTGGTGCTGGAGTAGGAGGTGGTGTACCGTGGATTGGTACAATAGATGAACCTCGTATTTTTAATAAAATACTTGATGAAGCAGAAGCCAAGTTTCTTTACATGATACCTTCTGGTGTCTATGGTACTTTACTTGATGGTGTAAGAATAAAAGATTCTACTATCACAGCACAGAAAATAAATGTAGT